TTTCTGCATCTCTTTTCAACTCTTCTTCGTATTCTCTGAGAATATAAGTCTGATTAATTATTTCTTCTATCTTCTCTTTAGAATCTGCAAGTGGAGAATGAAGTTTAATGAACGTAGAAGTATCATAGTTATAAAATCCATCTTCAGTCGTTATTTCTAGTTTAAAGATTGCACCGTCTTCTACTGACCAAGGATGAACTGCATCTTCTAATAGTTCCGAATCTTTATTTTTAGACTTTTCAGCTAAAGTTTCAAACATTGCTTCAATTTTTTTGTTAATCTTTTTACCATACTTAAACAAGTATACTTTACCTACAGTAGAAGGATTCTCGTCGTCTTTTATTACGTAAATGTTTGACACGAACTTTTTAATTCTCTTTCTAGTTCTTGCTAGATCCTGGTCTGCAGCAAGTTTTGAATCCCAAAGTTTTGCATTCATTTCACATAGAGGACACTTCTTTCCAAATGAAGTTGGACAAATAGCAAAAAACGTTCTTCCTCCTACTTTAAAAACGTGCTGATAGAAACTTATGCTACAATTACCTTCTTTGTCTGGAATGAATCTTATAAATGCTTTTCCTTTTCCATCTTTAACAGTAGGATTCCAAAATCTTTCGTCTTTCTCATACTGATACTTTGAGGAAATTTTCTTTAATACTTCTCTTGGATCATCATTCAAAGTTATTATCATTCTTTAACCTCCTTAAAATAATTTTTTATTTGGATCCAGTAGATCCAAATCCACCTTCACCTCTTTCTGTATTGTTAAAATATTCCTCATATTCGTCTTTGTCAATAACTATAGGATCTATAAGTGCTATTGGAATTAAAATAAACTGAACTATTTTTTGTCCTTCTTCTATTATCTGAGATTCACTTGTAACGTTTAAAAGATTAATATGAACTTCACCACGATATGAAGAATCTACGACTTGTGCTCCAACCACTAGACCTTTTTTTGAAGCTATTCCAGACTTATTAAATGCTATTAAAGCATATCCTTTAGGAACTACTACTTTAATTCCAGATGGAATAAGAACTTTCCCATTAGGTTCAACAATCAATTTGTTTTCTGTAAAATAATAATAATTCGAATTGTTCTTTGATTTAAAGTCTTCAATAAACTTCTCATCAAAACTAGGAACGTAAAAGTCTATTCCTGCATCGTCAAAGTGTGCTCTTGAAGGTGTTTTTACGTTTCTTATTTTAGTAATCAAAAAATAATTGTGATGTTCTGAAGTATAAATCATTTAAAATTCCTCCTTCGTTTTATTGATAATAAAATCAACTATGTTTTTCGTTAAAAGTTTTGTCTCTAATTTTGAAAGTGTAATGTCTAGATTATCGTGAGAGAAAAATGAAACTCTAAACTTATGTCCTCTAGTCCAATATATAACTATTTTTCTTGAAATGTCAATACCAAAATCGAAGATTAAAGACTTTTCTTTAGCAAATTCTAATAATTGTATTATAGGTTTTTCTTTTAAAAGAAAACAAATAACTTGTGTTAGAAATACTAATTCTCGTATTTCAAATGAACCTAAATTACCTGCTAAAACGTGTAAATCAGATATCTTTGATTCAGTGTTTGAAACGTATTCTAATGGATTTAAAAGATTTCTAACACTTTTAAAAATTGAAAGATTTCTAAATCCAACAAATGGAAAATGAAATTCCTGTCTATACAAATCTTCATTCAATTGATCTATTATTGCTTTTTCTATAACTTCTTCTTTATCTTCTATGTCACTTGCTCCTACTATTATTATTCCATTTTCGTCTTTTAAATTCTCTTGATTAAACAAATCATTTGTTCTAACGTAATCTATAGTCCAACATTGAATCATTTAAACCTCCTCAAAATCTTCAAACTCAACTTCTAAACCAGGTTTTTCATCTATAGATGATTCTAACATTACTCTTGCTCTAGTAACTTCTTCTTGTTCTTCTTTTGATAGATCTGATGGATCCTCTATTCTCATTTTATCGTAATCTATTTTGAATTCGTATATTTCTCCTACGTTTGAATCGAATCTAGTTTTAACACACTTCATTAAAATTAATCCTTGACGTCTTAATGCATCATTTTGGAACAATATTGCTTGAAAGTCTGCAGTGAAAGCAACTCCAAATGATTCTGAAATAAACGTTGTATCTAAAGAAGTTACTTTCTTTAATTTTGCACCTTCTCTATTTAGCTGAGTAGCTGTAATAACACATGAATCTAATTCTGAAGCAATTGCTCTAAATTCTTCTGCTACTGATTTATAATAGTTATACATATCTCTTGATGCAGACTTAGGTAATCTTCCAGATAAAAATAGTGTAATGTAATCAACGATGATAAAATCTGGTTTAAAATTCAATTTTAGTTTCAAATCGTTAATATACGACTTTATTTGAGCAGTAGATACTGAACCAGTAGGAAAATCTTTTATTATTAGTTCACCTGGAACTTTAGAATTTTCAAAAATCTTTCTCAATTCGTCTTTTGTTTTCGTTCTTAATTCACGTATAGAAATATTACAAACGTTTGAATCTATTCTTTCAAGAATCATTTTTTCTGTTAATTCACCAGAAAGATAAAGAACGTTAAATCCTTGTTTTAAAAGTAGTGTTGCTATTGCACATAGTAAAAGTGATTTACCTATATTTGTTTTTCCAGTAAAGACGTAAAGTGACTTCTTTACAAATCCACCACCTAAAAGTTTATCAAGATTCACTATATTTGTTGGATAAAACTTTTCATCATCTGAATAATATTGAAGTCTTTTTTCTATATCTGAATAAACTACTCCTAAATCAGTATTAAATGCAAATCCTAGTGCTTCTTCTATTCGCTTTAGATTTATTGATTTGCCTTCTTGTAAATTTTGTGCTGCTTCAAGAATAGCGTTTTCAATTAGTCTCGTTTTAAAATACTTCTCTGTTTCATCTACTAATTCATCAATAGAAAGTTCTTGTCCTAATTCTTTTAGTTCTTTTACTTCTTTCAGTTTCTCTTTTATGATCTTTAATGCTTCTTTTATTCTCTTCTTTTGTGCTTCATTTAGTGAAATATCATTTTTGATTTTTTCAATTACGTCTGCTAATTTTAGTCTCTTTTCACGATTTGAATACTTAATATAAACTTTTACGAATTCTTTTAAGTTTTCATTTAGGAAGATTTGTGGTTGAATGAAAGGAATTATCTTTGAAAAATACTTGTCAGAAAATAAAAGATAAACAATAATAGTCTCTTCAATCGTTTCAACCATTAATGCTTTCCTCTATAAACTCTATTGTATCTTTTCCGAATCTTATTATTGATTTCAAAACTTCTATTGGAAGAAGGAATACTGCAATTATCGTTATACAAATAACGATTAAACAATTTCTCAAAAATCTATTCATCTTCTTCAAAATCATCTGGTCCTTCCTCCTCAATTTCAAGATTTTCTTTTTCAACTTTTAATATCCATTCATCGATAAAATACGAATACAAATACTCTTTTAAGAGTTTTTCAAAGAACTCTTTATTCATCTTTTGTTTTGTATATTTTTCTCCACTAGGTAAGACTATACTTCTGCCTTCTTTTTTAACAATACCACTTTCTAGTGCAATGTCAAGAAGTCCAGAATAGCGATTTAAACCTTTCTTAAAGTTAATTGAAAGTTTTGCTTTTACTCCTTCTTTTACAAATCTAGATTTGAGAATTTTAGCAGTTATTATAACTCCAATTTGTTTTCCTGAAGATTCTCTATCTTTTGCTTTTGAAAGTTCTAATATTACAGAAGAATTGTAAAGCTGTCCAGAACCACCAGAAGTAACATTCTGAGGAATAAATGATCCAATAGATGCATAAACGTGATTTACTAAAAGTATTGGAATATTCTTTATTGCTGCAGGTGTTGCAATAAGTCTAAAAAGACTTTTTAATAGTCTTGCACGTGTTAAGTCTGTTTTCTCTTTATCAGACATTACATCTGCTAATTCTTTTTCAGTTGCTAAATTTCCAAGAGAATCTATTAGAATCATTATTTTTTCGTCTTCTTCTGCTTCATGAATCAATTTTGTTAGTGCTGCTCTTAATTCTTCTACTGTATTCACTGGAATGTAAATTAACTTATTTTCATCAAATCCTCTTTTTACCAGAGAATTAAAATCATAAGCACCTTCAGAATCAAAATATATTATTGTATAATCTGATTTTTGAGCATTTATAGCCACTTCGTGTATTAAAAATGATTTTCCTGTTCCAGCTGGACCTGCAAATTGAATTATTTTATTTGATGGAATTCCTTTATACGGATCACCTGAAATTAGTGCATTTAAAGCATAATTGCCTGTATCAATCCATTCTTTTGTTTTAAACTTATCTTTATTTTCTACAGTTATTACGTTAAGATCAAGATTTTTTAAAATTTTCTGGAGACTCAATTTGAACCTCCAATCATTTCTCTAACTACTTTTCTTATCATTTCTTTGTTTTTTTCTAAATCGTTTATTGTATTGTTAATCAGTTTAATTTTCTTTAAATGAGACTTTCTATATGCTTCTTCAAATCTTTGAAGTTCAAGGAATTTTTTCTTCTCTTTACATAATGAAAGATTATCTTCTCTTCTTAACAATTCTTCATAAGTTGCTGTTACGTAAATCAGAATAGTTTTATCATAGACTTCTGGACGTGATAGTTTAAAAATTTCCTCCCATTGAAAAATATTAGATTCATAACCACGAATTAAGTATCCATATACGTATTCTCCAAAGTGAAATCTATCACATATAATTGAAATATTCGTTTTGTTT